TCTTGGTATGGATTTAGCAAGTGGTGGGCATTTAACTCACGGCGCACCTGTTACTATTTCCGGAAAGTGGTTTGACGCTCATACATACGGTGTTGGTGAAAATGGTTTAATTGATTATGATAATGTTGCTTTATTGGCAGAAATTCATAAACCTAAAATGATTATTGCTGGTGCAAGTGCATATCCAAGACAAATTAATTGGAAACGATTTAGAGAAATTGCTGATTCAGTAGGTGCATTACTTATGGTTGACATGGCTCACTATTCTGGTTTAATTGCCGGTGGCCAATATGATAATCCATTACCTTATGCCGATGTAGTTACGTCTACAACTCATAAAACACTTCGTGGACCAAGAGGTGGTATTATACTATGGAACAATCCGAATTATACAAAAAAACTTAATGGAGCAATCTTTCCCGGTTCGCAAGGTGGTCCATTAATGCATATCATTGCCGCTAAAGCTCAATGCTTTATTGAAGCTGACACAAATAATTTTATAAATTATACAATTAACGTTGTAAATAATGCTAAAGCTATGGCTAAAGTATTTAATGAACGTGGGTTTCCAGTACAGACTGGTGGTACTGATAGTCATATTATTTTAATGGATTTAAGTAATAGTAAATATAGTGGTAGAGAAGCAGCAGATTTATTAGAAGATAATGGTATTACTGTTAATAAAAATGGTGTACCAAATGACCCACGCAGTTTTATGGAAACAAGTGGTATTCGTATTGGAACTGCAGCAGAAACTACTAAAGGGCATGGTACTGAATTTTTTACAGATCTTGCAAATAAAATATGTAATATATTGAAATAATAGTTTACTTTTATATGAAACTGTGTTATAATATATATTAATAAAAGGAAAAACTGATGGCAAAGATTCTTAATAATTTTATCGAACTTCGAAAAGCTCAGCTTGTTCAAGAAGAACTCGATGATGATTATATTGCACAGGATTTATTTGAGCAATCCATTGATCTCGGAAGATATGCTTTGGATTTAATTGAAACCGGTTTAGAAGAATATGGTTTAGATTTTGATTACAGTAGTAATCCAGATTTAAAAGGAGATATGTTTGTAATTCTTAATCTTTTAGTGTCATCACTATTAAGAGACCAAGGGCTGAAACATGTACTCCAAGAAGATTTAGATATTCTTAAAGACCGAATTATGGAACTAGAAAAATACCAAGATGATATTACTTGATTATAGTCAGATCGCACTATCTAACATCATAGTGCAGAAACTTAATGATGAAAACATGATTAGACATATGATACTAAACAGTATTCGTATGTACAATAAAAAATATAGAAATGACTATGGTCAAATGGTCATTTGCGCAGATGGTATGAATACCTGGCGTAAAGAATTCTATCCACAATATAAAGCCAGTCGTAAAAAAGGTCGTGATAGCTCTGGATTAGATTGGCAAGAAATCTTTAGAGTACTTAATTTAGTAAGAGATGAAATTAAAGAAAACCTACCATATAAAGTATTACACATGGAAGGATGTGAAGCTGATGATATCATTGGTGCACTTACTTATGAAACACAAGAGTTCGGTAAATTTGAACCTGTCATGATTATTTCATCTGATAAAGATTTCATTCAGTTACAAAAGTTTTCAAACGTGAAACAATTTTCACCAATTCAGAAAAAAGCTGTAACAGAGAAGCACCCAAGAAAATATCTATTTGAACATGTTTGTCGTGGAGATAAAGGTGATGGTATACCTAATGTGCTTTCTCCGGATAATTGTTTTGTCGATGAAATTAGACAAACACCATTAAAACAAAATCTAATTGATACTTGGATAGATGATGATTCTATAATGCCTGAAGAAATAAAAAGGAATTATCAAAGAAATAAGAAGTTAATTGATCTCAATGAGATTCCAAATGATATATATAATAATATAGTCAATACATATGATGATCAAAAACCTGCTATGAAAATGCGAGTATTGAATTATTTAATTAAAAAGAGATGTAATAATCTCATTGAAGTTGTGGAGGAATTTTACAATGGCTAGAAAACTAATATCAGAAGTACTTACAAGTGCTGGTGATCAAAAAACAAAACAAGATAAAATCGATTATCTTAGAGAAAATGGTACTATACCATTACAAACCATATTGAAAGGTGCATACGATGATGCTGTCGTATGGAATTTACCTGAAGGAAAACCGCCTTATGTGAAGGATGATGCTCCTAAAGGATTTGAGATGGTAAGTCTTCATAAACAGAGTAAAAAATTTAAACATTTCGTGAAAGGTGGAGTAGGCGATAATCTGCCCGCAGCTCGCCGAGAAGCGATGTTTATTGGGATTCTAGAATCTCTACATTGTGACGAAGCAGAGCTGGTTCTTAATATGAAGGAGAAAAGTCTTATGGGTAAATACAATGGAATAACCTCAGCATTAGTTGCGGAAGCATTCCCCAATCTCCTTGTGAAGCCAATGGCTAATCCAAGGTCCAGAGTTCCAAAAGTGAAAAAAGATGGAACAAAGGGGAGTGATAACAAAAGCTAAGGAGGTGATCCTATCTAACTTTGTGATATTTTCTTAATAGTAATTTCATAGGAGGAGAACAACCAAAAACCAAGAAGGGTTAGGTTCCGGAGCTTAACCCTTTTTTTATCAAATAAACCTTTACATTTAATAAGAACTGTGTTATAATATACATTATGAATATTTTTATACTTGACAATGATCCCGTGATTGCGGCACAAATGCAATGTGACAAACACGTTGTAAAAATGATTGTAGAATCAGCTCAAATGTTATCTACTGTCCATCGAATGCTTGATGGTGTAATGGAACGTAGACCATCAAAATCTGGCTCTATGATACAATACTTTTATTTGGAAGATGAAAGAGAAGATTTGCTTTACAAAGCATGTCATTTCAATCATCCATCTACAATATGGACTAGAGAATCAATGCACAATTATATGTGGCATTACAAGCATTTTATTGCTTTATGCGACGAATATACATATCGATATGATAAGGTGCATGCTACTGATGTAAAACTAAGAGAAGCTTTATCAGTTTTACCAGATAATATACCGGTAAAGAATATGACTCCATTCAAACTAGCAATGGCTTCATTTCCGGAATGTATTACTGAAGACCCAGTAGAATCATATCGTAATTTTTATGAAACAAAGCAACATAGGTTCAAAATGGATTGGACCAAAAGAGAAGTACCGGAGTGGTTTACATATGCCTAGATATGATTTTAAAAACTTAAAGACTGGTGAAGTTAAAGAATACACTATGTCATGGAAAGATCTTGACCAATTTAAAAAAGATAATCCAGATCTACAACAACAAATTGGAACTATCAATCATAGTTATAATTCATCTGGAAGCGCTACTTTGAAAAAAGCTGGTGATGGTTGGAAAGAAGTCCAACAAAGAATACAAAGTGGTATGCCACCAAGATTAAGAGGTAATATAAAAACAAAATGAAATTATTAAAAAATTACGTGCTTATAGCAGAAACAGTAAAAGAAGAAAAGACAGCTGGTGGTATTATACTATCTGGAGATGTTCAATTAGATAAATCATCTAAGCCAGGATTAGTTATTGCAACTGGACCTGAATGCGATACCATGAATTTTAAAGCTGGTGATAGAGTATACCTTCAATGGAGTGAATCTATGCCTATTAACCATGAAGGTCAAGGTGCAGTTATTATCAAAGACACTTATATTAAGGCCGTAATTTAATGGAATTTAAACATGAACCAATTGATCTCGGATATAATGATCTTGTTGCACAAACTCGTAAATCTGGTAGAACATATACTGACCCCGACGGTAATTCTTATCCTTCTATTACTACTGTCCTTTCGATCTTAAGCGAAGAAGCTATACAAAGATGGAGAGCTAGAGTTGGTGAAGAAGAAGCCAATCGTATAAGTAAACAAGCAAGTACTCGTGGAACTACAGTTCACAATATATTTGAAAAATATGTGAATAACGATCCGGATTATTTAAAAGGTGTAATGCCACACAATATACAAACGTTTAAGGATGCACAAAAAACACTTGACGAATCAATTACAAAAGTATATTGTCAAGAAGCTCCACTATATTCTAAGCATCTAGGAGTTGCTGGAAGAGTGGATTGTGTTGGCCAGTGGAATGGAGTTGATAGTATTATTGACTATAAAACTTCTAGAAAACTTAAAAAGAAAGAATGGATATCTGGTTACTTTATGCAATGTGCAGCTTATGCTATTATGTGGGAAGAAAGAACTGGTATGCCAATGAAACAACTGGTAGTATTTGTGGCTGGTGATGAAGGTACTCAAGTCTTTATTGAGGATAGAGATAACTGGACTAAAGAGCTTATAAATACAATTACTGAATACAAAAGACGTAAATTATTTGGGAGATAAAATGAATTATTTACTTAATGCTTTGACTAAAAAACTAGAAGGCGAAATTGAAGTAGCCAAAGCCAATATCATGGTATATGTTAAAAATCCAGCAGGTATTGGGGAACATCCTGGTATCATTGAAGCTATTGAGGCTGAAGTGGGTAAAATTGCTGAAGCTAATGATAAGCTAGAAACTGTTCAAAAACACTTTAAAAACACTTAAAATAAGTGAAATTAATTTAAAATAAACCTTTACAAACTCCTAAAACTGTGTTATAATATACATATAAATTGGAGTTAATGATGAAAGAAATGAAAGAAAACGTTATTTTAGTCGACTGTGACGGCGTTTTGTGTGACTGGGGTTATGCCTTCACACATTGGATGGAACATAACAAAAACATTCCTGTGTTAGATTTTAACGAATATAACGTGGGTCTTAGGTTTGGAATAACTAAAGAAGAAGGTAGAAAATTTGTAGCAGAATTTAATGATTCTGCAGCTATTGCGTTTTTACCTCCTTTAAGAGATGCTGTATATTATATCAAAAGATTGAACATGTTACATGGATATAGGTTCCATTGTATTACTTCTTTAAGTGATAACAAATATGCGCAGAGATTAAGAACTCAAAACTTAGAATTACTCTTTGGTAAAGAAATATTTGATGAGTTTATATACCTACCATGTGGTGCTGACAAAGATAAAGTATTGGAAAAATACAAAGGAAGCGAATGTTGGTGGGTTGAAGATAAACCAGAAAATGCTGTTGCTGGAGAAAAGGTTGGATTAAATCCTATCTTAGTAGCTCATGACCATAACTATGATGCTGATAGCGATATCCCTAGGTTTTGGAAATGGAAAGAAATATATAAGCATATAACTGGAGAAGTGTAATGCCAATTAAATTTAAGCCTTCTCAGGCTGTAAGAAATAGAGAAACAGGTAAATATGAAACTACGCATTTTTTTATTAAGGGAACACCAAAAGAAGAATTGTTTGAATACATTAATAGTTCAAATGGAAAATCCAAAATTAAACAAAAGTGCAGAAATGAATTAGTTCGAAGAGGAATTAAAATTGAGTACGTACCGACCACTTGATCATAGAGTTACAGTAAAAGAAAGCTCTATTGATGGGCTAGGTCTATTTGCAATAAAAGACTTGGAGCCTTCTGATAGATTAGGTTGGTCTCACGTCGAATTCGAAGGCCACCTAATTAGAACACCAATGGGTGGTTTTGTAAATCACTCAGAAACACCTAATGCGTTTATTCTTAAGAATGTTAATTTTAGAGAACTTATTGTAATTAAAAAAATTAAAGCGGGTGATGAAATAACAGTATACTATACCGAATATAAGGTTGATAATACTCCAGATAGTTTAGTTGGAATACTTTATAGTAACAAAACATGAAACGAGTTTGGACTATTTGGAAATATGCTCTTGGGTCATTTAATGACGAAGACACAGCTCCAGTAGAAGATCAAATAACAATTATAAGAACTATAATTTTAGGCATAAATCTATTATGCGCTATATTAATTATGGCTAATATAATTAAAGGGTGGATTTAATGGGAAAACAATGGCATGGTGGAAAGGGTGATAAACCACGTGGAATCGACCAAAAAGCATATTCAGATGGTTGGGAAGCTATTTTTGGAAAGAAAAAGCCAGAAATCAAAGCTCGTAAAGTTCAACCTGAACACTCGGTAACTCAAGTCCATACAAATAAAAAAAAGAAATTGCCTAAAGAAGAGAAGTATAATAGTATAAATAGATTAATAGAGGAATAAATATGGCAGATGATCTATTAAAATTCGATTTTGGTTTTACAGCTGTTGACGAGAGCGAGCTGGAAGCTGTACAACAAATCACAACTAAAGCTTCTTCAACTGAAGCAGAAGTTAAAGTATTGGAAGATAAGCTTAATAATTTATATAACGCTATATTGCCATTGTTATCTAATTTAAAACAAAATCCAGAAAAGGAATATATTCTTTGGCCAAAGAGGCTAGAAAAAATAGAAGCCTTTGAAGACCATATATCGGAGATTATAAAATAATGCCAATGTCTCATGCTACAAATAATGTTCGAGCGGCCGCGCTGAGAGCTGAGTTTCAGAATGAAAGCGGAGAGGTTGCTATGAGTAGCTTTATTAGAGAAACTACTCGAGGTGCTAATACCTTCCTCGGCGGCACTCCAGTCACTAGTCCTACTAGAAACGCAAGCAGTACCAGCACTGCAAAAATGAATACTGGAAAGTTACCATTTGAAACTGCTGGAGTTGTATTCAATACGTTAACAACAACATATAGTTCTAGTAGTGCTCCTACTAAAACTGTGCCAAAACAAAGTTTATCTAATGTTTCTTATGGTGATCTAAGAGGAACAGCAAATGTCCCACACGCTGGAACTTCTAACAATAATTCAAATTCACACATTATTGGTGAGGATAGTAATACTGGTAGTACTAAATATCATCAAGGTGTAGGTGCATTTAAACCAGGACAAGCGGTTCAGAATTTTCAATCAGGTATGGGAAGTAATGATACAAATAGTAATCTTCCAAAATACGCTATGGTCCAAGGTCAAAGAGCTCCTAACAATAACAATTATATAGATTTAGTAACACATGCAGCACCAGGCGATATTATGTGGTCTATGGCTGTAACAAGTAGTGGTCAACAACCAACGGGAAATGGAACTATGAATCCTGCTTGGAGTGCTACTAATCAAAACACTTCAGCAACTACCCTTCTCAACTATGGCGTAGAGCTTTTTGACGGCCATGACAGATGGACATTAGTACATGCTAAAATATGTAAGGGAGGTGAAAGATATTGCTATCATAGACTAAACTATAGTAGTGGTAATTATACTCATATGTGTGGATTAATAAGATCACCATCTTCTTCAACTTCCACGGCCTCGCGCGCTGCATTTGCACAGACTTTTGCATCAAACGATTATGAACACAAAGAATCAA